GAGTAAGTTTACGTCAATCAGATTTGGGATAAGGCAATGATGGGCAGGAAACAATGAAGAAAAAAAGAGGCAGACCTCTAATTCAATTAGATTGGGATGTTTTTGAGAGACTGTGTGGCATTCAATGCACACTAGAAGAAATCGCAGATTTTTTTCGTTGTTCGTCTGACACCATAGAGAGATCCGTCAAGAGGCACTATGGGCAAGATTTTGCGGAAATTTTCAGGCAAAAAAGAGGAAACGGAAAAATTTCACTCCGCCGTAAAATTTATGAACTAGCAGTAAAGGGCGATCGAACCTTACTTATATGGGCATCAAAACAATACTTGGGAATGTCCGATAAGGTAGAACAGAAACAAGAAATAAGCGCAAAGGTTGAATCACTAGCAATTGTATCAGACGAAGAACTTTCGGAGCGGATTAAACTGTTGCAACAAAACAAGTGAACAACGATCGAAAACGACTAATCGACTTATACAAACTAGAAAAAGAAGCGCACTATAGACGGTGCGAAAAGTCTCTTGCGTCTTTTACAAAAGCAGCTTGGAATATCTTAGAGCCATCAAATCCGCTTCAATGGAATTGGCACCATGATTTAATTTGCGAGCACTTAGAAGCCGCATACAATGGCGACATTAAGCGGCTAATCGTAAACATGCCGCCAAGAAACATGAAGTCTATTTTAGTGTCGATTGCGTTTCCAGCCTGGTGCTGGGTTAAAAACCCATCGATGAGATTCCTTTGCGGTTCTTATTCTCAATCTCTTTCCTCTAAGCACTCCATTGATACCAGAACACTAATCGAGTCAGAATGGTTCCAAGAGCGATGGGGCTCTAAAATTGTTTTGTCTTCTGACCAAAATCTAAAAACAGAATTCACCAACACATCTAGAGGACACAGAATCGCTACTTCAATTCTTGGAACGGCCACTGGAAAAGGTGGCGATTGCTTGCCAGGCGATGTATTAATAACAACCGATCAAGGTCAAATAAGAATTGATGAGTTGGTTAATCTAAAAAATAAACCCAATGTACTCTCTTATAACCACGAACTAAATCGATTAGAATGGCGAAAGATTGAAGCGACAAAGGTAACAAATGCCGAAGAGTTTATTGAGATTAAATCAAAATCAGGAAACACAATTAGAACAACACCGGAACATCGTATCTATTGTGTACAGCAAGGGTACAGGCAGGCCGAAAGTTTGCGTGAATTGCAAACCGTTTATTCGATCAAAGAAAAACAAAGTTTGTTTAGTTTGCAAAAATCCCAAAACAGGGAGTGGAGCTACCTGCATAGCGTGTTACAAAAAGTTAATAACCTCATTAATAGAGCTGGCTTGCGAACTATGCGGGGCCCGATTCATGAGGCACAGATACGATATAAACAAAATGAAAAAAAGAGGACACTCAACAGTATATTGCAGCAAGATTTGCTCCCAAAAGCACCATTCATTCAAAAACAGGAAACTGTGCACGAAGTGCAAAGCTCGGGCAGTGTCAAAAAAGACAAGAAAATATTGCGATTTTTGCAAGGGATTACAAATAAAAACTCGGACACAGAAAAAGAAAAAATATTGCAAGATTTGCAAATCGGAATTCACACCAAAAACAAAATATGTTCAACTTTGCTCGAAGCAATGCAAAGCGTTTTTTCATTCAAAAAAAATGAATGGAGCTGGGAATTCAAATTACAAAAATGGGAAAAGTTACCCAAAACTTTTCGAAGAGATTGGGAAAAAAGTTATTTTAGTGAGAGATGGAAAAACCTGCAGGGTTTGTTCAAACAAAAACGTGAAAAAATTGATTGTGCATCACATAGATCAGAACAAAAAGAACAACAACCCATCGAATCTAGTCACTCTATGCTCGTCATGCCATGCGACGCACCACAACTCCAAAACGACGCCGTGGCCATGGTTAGGAGAATACGCACAAAAAGCCAGCCGGTCTATGACTTACAAATTGAAGAAAACCGCAATTTTTTTGCTAACAAAATACTCATCCACAACTGCGTAATAGCAGATGATCCACATGATACAACCGGCGCGTCCTCTGAAGTAGAGCGGTTAAAAACCGTTGAAACATTTCGTCAAAAGTTTATGACTCGTCTTGATAACAAAAACCAAGGGCGAGTTATCGTTGTTATGCAGCGGCTACACGAAGACGACCTGTCGGGTAATTTGTTAAAAGATGGCGGTTGGGAACACTTATCAATCCCTGCCATAGAAACAAAAAACAGAGTTTTGATTTTCCCAGTTTCCAAAAAATCTATCGAACGTAAAGTTGACGACATCTTGCATCCTGAGCGAGAAGGTCCAAAGGTTTTAAGCGATTTAAAAACTGCACTCGGCTCTAGAGGATTTGCCGGTCAATACCAGCAATCGCCCGCAGCTCAAGAGGGGAACATAATCAAAAGGCAGTGGATTAAATTTTACGATCACCTACCGCCAATGCATATGTTTGACGAAATAATCCAAAGCTGGGACATGACATTCACAGGCAAAGCAAAGTCAGACTTCGTTGTTGGGCAGGTATGGGCAAGGCTTGGAGCTGACAAATATCTAATAGATGAAATGCGCGGGCGCTTTGGGATGGACGAAACATTAAAAGCATTTTCCTCTCTAACCGCCAAATGGCCCGTTGCACAATTAAAGCTAATTGAAAATAAAGCTAACGGCCCCGCTGTTGAGGACATGCTAAAGAAAAAAATCTCAGGCATCGTTTTACAAGAGCCAAAAGGCGACAAAGTGTCTAGGCTTAATGCCGTTGCGCCGCAGTTTGAAGCTGGTAACATATACCTACCTAGCACTCAGATATGCACATGGATTAACGAATGGATAGAAGAGTTGGTTTCGTTTCCAAACGCAACTAACGACGATAGGTGTGATGCGGCAAGTCAGGCTCTTATAAGATTCGCAGATAGTGGAACCGTTGGCGGGCTTAGGATTATTACTAGATGAAAAAAACTTCATACGCAGATGCGAAGCAATACCGAAAGTTTATTGAGGACCGCGACCGGGCTCTTGATGACATATTGTTTAAGTATCGAGTTTTGATATCAAACATCCTGCAGCACGCTCAAAAAGAAACGGTGCAGCGAATCGTTGGCCTTTACGCAACTGGGCAACTAACAGCCAGAACATCAAGCAACGAAAACTTAATCGCAGCTCTAAAATTAATCTATTCTAATGCTGTTAGAGACACATACCTAGTCTACGCGCAGGCGATTAAAAGAGGCTACTCGCTATCTCTAATTGGCGAGGCCGAAGCAATAGGGCGAGTTAAAAAGAAGCTAGCAAGATACGAGGTCGCTTTTTCGGCTGGCGACAAAACGCTGCACCGGGTTAGGATTTACTACGAGAGATTGCTGCGCAATGTAATAGACAAGACACAACTAGCATCGCTTTACGCAAAAGACGTTCAAGACTTCCACTCTAGAATAGAGTCGGCGTTCCCGAACAGCAAACAATACAAGCGCCCGCCAAGGTCACTAAAGCCTCTTAAGGAAGCCAAAAAGCCATTTATTTTGTCAGACGACGCGGCAGATGAATTAGAAAGGGAGCTTGGAGAAGAATACACATCGGCTTTTTACAACCTGCAGTTAGGCAAAGAAATTGACATGGCGACCGGGCTAGTTAGCCAAGACGATTGGGATGCCATAGTAAAAGATTACAAGGCCGAACACATTGAGCCTGTTACAATATTTGGGAGAGGCGAAACAACCAAATATAAAGTTGGCGGCGATGAGCTTTACGATTGGGAGCTTGACCGAGATTTAATGAATGAATTCGTCTCTCAAGTTAGGGCAGGACAGGTTGAGGCGGCAAAACAAAACAATATTACTGACTTTGTTTGGATTGCTATTGTTGACAATAAAACGGATGAGTGCTGTCTTTGGAGAGACGGATTAACAACAAAAGAAATTGAACGCGAGCTTCCAAAGCATGACGATGATTGCGATGGGGCAACGACACCGCCTGCGCATCGCGGCTGCAGATGCCGCCTTGCGCCATACGATGAGAGTGTTGATACTACAGAATTTGAAGACTTACCAGACTATGGAGACTTTGATCAGTGGATAAATTCTTAACAGACGACGAAACTAAAACAAAAGGGCTTCGAGCGGAAATACTGAATCGATCCGTTGAAAAACAAATGGAGTCGTTTGATAGACAATATCAATATGACTTTAGCTATACTGCCCCAACCGAACCGCTTGAATGCACAAACATCGCTGACCTTGTTGAGTTTGCAAGAGAAGGTAAGTGCGAGGTTGACGCCAAAATATTGACGGCCAAACGCGACGGTAAGGCTGGCTATACTCGATACGGGACAAAATCTTTTGTTGAGGCATATGACCATAATTCAAAAAATGAAGACAAAATTTCAAAGTTTCTTGAGTCGACACGACATCGTGAGGCGATTGATCCGTTTGATTTTAGTGGATCTGATTCTGCTGGCTCTTTTGGTATGGTGGGCCAAGATTACATTTCTTTTCTCGGCGGTCCTTTTGATAAGCAACTATACATACAAGATTATTTAAAAATGCACGGCACTGCGTTCATGACTTATAATCATGATCCGCTAGCAAAACGCGCCTTGCACATTAAAAGAGAATTTACGCTAGGCCGCGGGTTTCGAGTCGATACAGACAAGGAAAATAAATCTCACCTTGCATACTGGAGAGCTGTTGAGGAAGCAAACAAATTTCAAGACTTGTTTTCTTACATCGCACTTGAGCTTGCTCTTTATGGCGAGGTAATGGTTTGGCGGCTTCCAGATCATCAGAGATATATTCAATACAACGTGCAGACCGGCCAAGAGTCGCCTACGGTATTTTTGCCAAGGTATCGACTAATTGACCCGTCTAGCATTTGGGAAGTCGTTACTTACCCAGAAGACATCACACGCGTTCTTTATTACAAAATGGTGTCGCCAACTCAGTATCAGATGTACACCGGCACAGACGCAGGAAAGCCGATACCCACAACTAAATTCATGATTCAGCAAATACCCGCTGACCAAGTATTCCATTTTAAAATCAATTGCGTATCAAATGAAAAGCGCGGACGATCTGACTTATTCCCAGCTCTTGGGTACTTGAAGCGCCTGCGCGACGCGGTGAATTACTCAATTATTTCAGACCAAAAAAATTCATCTTGGGCAATCGATACAAGCATTGAAGGCTCACAAGCTGACATCAATGCTTACATTGCATCTCAAGAGGAAATTGGAACTATCCCACCCGCTGGCTCAGAGTTTGTGCATTCTACAAAAGTAGTTCGTCAATATCTGGCAAACCAAGGAAAGGGAGCCGCTGCGTCAAACTCTTTTGATTGGTGCATGAGTATGATCGCTGCCGCATTAGGCGTTCCTGTATCGTTCTTTGGGACGCACTTATCGGGCGGGCAGACAAGAGCATCTGCTATGGTAGCAACAGAGCCTTCTGTTAAAATGTTTGAATCAAGGCAATACACTTATGAAAACATTGTAAGAACCATTGTTATGGATTCTTTTAAACAGAAGGGATTAAATCCATACATTGACTTTGAAGTGACATTCCCAGAAATTTACACTCAAGATCGTTCTGCTAAGTTTCAAGATTTAATGGTCGCAGTGCAAAACAAATGGATATCAAACAGACGCGCCGCGCAAATAGCATCAAAAGAATTTAATATCAGTGAGTTTGACTATGAAACGGAAAGCAAAGACATTGAACAGGATTCAATGATATCGCCTTTAACTCTTGATCCGGCGGTTAAAAAAGAAGAAACAGAGACAGAGCACGAAGACATAAGCGGCCAATCAAGGAAGCAACTAGCAGACAACGAGGGTTATTAAATGACCGAAAAAGGCGTTAAATTCCCGGAAACTATCGAAGAGGTCATGCTTGATCCACATCGATACGGGATGCCGACTTTAGAAGAGTTTTCAAAAGATCCAAGCAAGTGGAAAAATCCATCAGAATATCTATTGGAGCAAGTGGACAAAGGCTCTAAAATATTAACTAGTGGATTTAAAAAGTATACCTTTGAAATAGCGGGCTATCGGTGCGTCTCTCTTGAGGAAGTGCAATTTGTTGCAACGTGTGAGGGGTTAGACTGGGCCACTATGGAAATAAAACCAATGGTGATACCCGGCTCTTTTGGCGAATCACGCATTCACGTTAAGTTTGAGCAAAGGAAGCTCGATAGTGAAACAAAAATCAAAACTAGGCGTTGACGTAAAAAACCCATGGCAGCTTGCTTGTAGTCGTTTTAAAACTAGCAAAAAACCATTAAAAGAATCGGATGCGGTAGCACCTCTCGACAGCTCAGAGAGGGCTCTTGCTGAATTGTTAGCTCAAGCATCAAACTCATCGGCGGCAACATTCATTAATCTTTTGAAGTCAAAAGGATTTAAAATAATTGCTCCGCCAGAACTTCAAGACGCAGAGATGGACCAAATCTCAGCTAAAGCCTCGCCAAAAGAATCTCAGGCAAAGCTAGCAGAACCAGCTTCGTGGGCGGTTGACGAAGAGTTATGGGACAAAGCTAAAAAAGCAGCTTCAAAATCATACGGGCAAGATGATCCGGCGTATTGGCCATCCGTTGTTGTTATTTACAAAAACATGGGCGGCTCTATTAAAGGTAAAAAAGAAGCTGCCTCTGCTAGCTCGTTTCCTCAAGTTACCAGGGGCGTTAAAGAATCTAACATCAAAGATAGCTTTTGCGGGCAGATGAGATTTTTAGAATCTTATTCTGATGAGCACAACCCAACTAGGTTTCGTTGCGTTCTAATCCAAGAGGGACTTGGAAACTTTGGAGACGCTTATTATTACACAAGACAAGCGCTCGAATCCGCCGTTCCTGTGTTTGAAGGTAAAAAGATTTACGCAGATCACCCAGACAAGGTTGAAGAGGAAGCAAGGCCAGAGCGATCTGTTAAAGATGTTTTAGGACATTTTGAAAATGTAAAATTAGAAGAAGGCAAAGACGGGCGCGCAATGCTAACGGCAGACGTTGTTGTGCTTCCAGATGAGCCGTATCAATGGGCAAGAGCCCTAATGCGTCATTCTGTTGAGTATTCAAAAAAATATCCTGACAAAGATTTCATTGGGTTATCAATTAACGCTCGCGGTGATTCTACGATCGTCCCAATGAGTGAGTGGACAAAAGAGGCAAAAATTCCTGCCTCATCTATGGAGAAGTTAAGACAAGCACAAGAAAAGGGAATTGACCAAATCAGACTTGTTACCGCAATCCGCGAAGCTATTTCATGCGATATGGTGACTGAAGCTGGTGCTGGTGGACGCATTATTAACTTTATTGAAGGGGCAAAATAATGGGCAAAAAACTTAAAGAGAGTGAAAACGAAATGAAACTTAAAAAAGAAGAAGAAGCAAAAAAAGAAGCCGATGCTGCCGTTGACGCTGATGTTGTAAAACACGACGACGAACAGCAAGACATCGAGCTAATTAAAAAGATGCTCAAAAAATATATGGGCGGTGAAGAAGAAGAAGCCAAGCACGAATCCGAAGGCGAAGCTCACGAGGCAGACATGGCAATGGCAATGGAGGCATATGAATTCCACAAGCAAAAGCACAAGCCTGAAGACGCTGCAAAGCTTGCTGTTGAAACTATGCGCTGCGCTAAGCACATGGCTTCAAAAGCCGAAAAACCTGTTGCTAAAGGTGATGATGCCGGAGTTGAGCCTAAAAAAGAATCTGAAGACGAAGGCAAAAAAGAAGCTGAAAAGAAAGAAGACGAAAAGAAAGACTTGCACGAAGCTCAAAAAGAGATCGCAAAACTTCGAGGCGAGTTGTCTGCTCTTAAAGAAGCACACAAGAAAACAGAGCTAAAAGAATACGTAGACGCTGTTTGCCGTGAGTCTAAGCTTTCGATGGAAGCAACAAAATCATTCCGCGAATCTCTCAAAGCTGTAAAAACAAAAGAGCAGGTTGATGAGATGTTCGCAGTATTCAAAGCTGGCCGTGAGTCAGGCGTTGTTGGCAGAACGATGCTTGAGAGCGGGCTTGCATTTGCTGTTGAAAAATCAGTTGTTAAAACATCAACTGGCAGGGTTGTTGGTTTTGGCGATTGCAAGAAGTAACAAGATATTAACTAAGTACTTATAGGAGACTAAATAAATGGCTACTACTCCAAAAGATACTTTGCGGAGAATCGTTGCAGGTCGCAAATCGATTTTCATGGACGCAAAGAATCAAGTTGATTCGACCGTATCGTACAATCAGGGCGATCTAATCGCATTGGTTGGCGGAAAACTAAAAGCTATCGTCGCTGCAGGTGATACCCAATATTTCTTGGGCGTTGCACCACAGACCGTAGCAAGCGGTGTTCCTGTTGGCCCATATGTAGGATTGGCAACAACCCCTGCAGCTGGCGCGCTACCAGGTCCAATTTATGGCGATGTTCATGAAATGAAGCTTAAAAACGGCGACAGCTTTACTGTTGGTTGTTTGGTGTATGCTGCATATGGCGTTGATTCTCAAACCGTAACAGTAACCTCGGATACTTTCCCAATCGGAATTTATCAAGGCCCAGCTGTTGTTGCTGGCGCTTCGAGCGTTGGCGAAGTGCTAATTGGTTGCCAATACGCACTCGGTAACCCTGTTCTTTAATTGATAAGAGGACATAAAAAATGAGTGATCAGGCAATTAAGTTAACAAAAAGAAATACTAAAGAAGAAAACCAAGACGTAATTAAAGAGTGCGTTAAAACGAACGAAACTCGCGTAAAGCTTAAAGAGTCGATCCAGAAAAAGCTTGGCTTTGACATCGACGACGAAAAAGCTTTCCCAGTTCGCGATCGTGGCTTTTCTTGGAGCAAAGTAGAAGACAAACTTCAAGAAGCTGATAGCGCATCTAGTTTCCCACAAGTTCTACGTGCTGGCGTTCAAAACATTATGAACGCAGCGTATGAAACTGTTGAAACTACTTTTGACGAATGGGCACACGTTGTTCAATCGAATAAAGACACCGAGCTGTATGCTCCGTTGCATGGTATCCAATTCCCACGCGAAGTTGGCCGTCAGGAAACATACCCTGAAACGCCTGCAGCTGGTTTGGATATCAAGCTTGTAAACCGTAAATATGGGCAGATCTTTTCGGTAGAAAAAGAATTGCTCGACGACGACCAGACAGGTCAGTTTCAAAAGCAAGTTTCGCTAATCGGCGAATACTTGAAGTTGGTTCTCGAAGTTCTCGTGTACGGCAAACTGGCATCGGTAGCTTCGATGCAATATGCAAACATGAGCGTTCCTGCTTCTGAAACGGCACCAAGCTATGAAGCAAGCTGGCCATGGAGCACCGCACTTCGTGGTGGCGGCGCAACAAAGCCTGCCTCATTCGGAGCACCGATCCAAGCAAATATCCGCTCGGCTCAGATCGCTCTTATGAATCAAAAGAACCTATTAGGTCTTAAAATGATGATTAACCCCAACCGTTTATTGGTTGGCCCAACTTATCATTTTGACTTAGCAGTTCTATTGAACAGTGCATACTACCCATCGGTACAGGGCACAGCTGGGACCCCTGGAACTAACTTCGCAATCAACCCACTCAAAGGGTTGTTTAACCTTACCGTTAGCCGCTTTATGTTTAAGAATGACGGTACTGTTGATGGCACTTCTACTGCTTT